GGGCTAACTATATGGTTTTTGATGGGGAGTATGTCGCCTCCATTAACTATGGCGTCGAGCAGACAGAGGAGGAGTTTATCCTCTGTGGAGCTGATGATATTTTATTTGTCCCAAACTGGGACACCATCTTACTAAAAAATGTTCAAAACTACTCCATTATTGGGGGACTAGAAGAAGGCAAGGTTGGGGAGAGTAGACTTCACATCTCTCACCCCTTAGTTAGACGCTCCTATGTAGACGCAGGACTCGCCTGCGGAGTTAAAGGTAAGCTCTATCACCCGTCTTACATTCACTATATGTGTGATATTGAACTCTGTCAGCGAGGTTGGCAAAACAAAGCAATAAAGGTGATTGATCAATATCTGATTAAACACACTAATCCAATGTTATATAAAAAAGATAATGAAAGTTATAATGATATTATTGAGAAAAAATTTGATGCTACCTATAAACGTTCTTATAAAAATGGTGGTAGAGATAGTTCTGTTTTTCAAAGACGCAAAGGAATGTTTGAAATGTATGTTGTGAAAACAATGGTAGATGATGGTTTAGTTGTTCCAACTTTGCTCAACCCTGAGTACCAAGAGGAACGCATCACTATTGTGATCCCTAGTTATAACGATACTGACGTTCTCTTGAAGTGTTTAGAAGCTCTAGTAGCTAAAACCTATTATCCATTTGATCTGATTTTGATTAATGACTCAGGCGAGTGGGAAAAGATGGAAGCTACCCCTAAAGTCAACTACCCTCATTATATCAACCGCATTGAGCTGTTTAACTCCTTTGAAATGGAGGACAAGACCAATACGATTAGAGTTATTCACAATGATAAGCAACGTTGGGTTGGAGCTAATTGGAACTTGGGAGCTGAGCTGGCACAGGATTTAGAGGGCAAGAGTGTCTTTTTCCTCAACTCTGATGTGATTGTCCAAACTTATTGGGACGCTTACCTAGTTGCTGCTTTAAGAAACCCTCACAATAGGATTGTGTGTCCGTTTCAATTTGTGGCTCACGAAAAGCCCTATGCCTTTGATTTACATAAAGTAGTCAAGGGCAAAGTTTCTCACATGATTAACGGTACTTGTTTTGGTATGCGTCAAGCTGATCTTAATTACTTCTTTCCTATTCCAAAAGAAATGAAGCATTGGGGTACTGACAATGTGCTATCAGATCGAGCTAATAAAAATGGGATAGGTGTTAAGTTTATTTGTCCCTCAGTTGTTCAACATCTCGTGTCAGTGTCAAGTAAGCGAGTTGACACCAAGAAGTTTCTAAACCGCATTTATGCCGATATCTGTGCCTATGAGGACTGGCTGCTATCAGAGGGTTTATCTCAAAAAGAGGCAGAGGCAAAAGCTAAATGGATCAAAGATGTCGTGAGAGAGCGAGCTAAGAGGGCTGGAGTTAAACTAGATTGATTGCTCGTAAGCGTCTTAATGCTTACTCACTCCTTTGGTATTTTTTATTTTATACCCAGCTTTAGTTTTATATATTGGCATTTTTCCCTTTTAAGTTTTAATAATGTAATTAAGTGTAATGTAAGGTTGTAAGTTGTTATGAGCCAAACCGCCACCAGTATCTTGATTAACTGCAGTAGTTGAACCAGAATTGACGTTATTAGAACCTGGAGAAACTGTTAATTCTCTAAAATTACCTCCAGTTCCTCTTGGTATTAATGCTCCATAATTAGTATGACTATGTGAGTTTTGAACGTGGGTATGTGATGGCATTTCAGCAGTTGTTAGAGTATGAGTTTTAGCACCACCAGTTTCACCTAAAACGTCAAAACTTGTATCCCCACTATCTAGTCCTACTACCACCTTGCCTTTGAGATTAGGTAGATTAAAAGTGGTTGAACCATCACCAGTCCCATAAGTTGTTCCAATAATTGAAAATAGGCTACTGTAAGTTGTCCGAGAAACTGCATTACCATTGCAAATCAGCCACCCAGTCGGTGCAGACGAACCTCCAAACATATTAATTGTTCCAGCAGGAATAATGTTAGTTAAAGTATTATCATTTGCGTTTATTGTTTTATTAGTTAAAGTTTCTATTCCAGTTTTAGTAGCATAGGAAGATAAATCTTGGTCACCCGTATTAACTCCAGAGGTATTTGCTAAGATTACCTTTTCAGCGTCAGTTACATAGTTATCATCACTGCCAAGAGCAGGAGCAAAATCAGCGGGAGCAACGCCTGAGTCCTCAATAAAGCCAGAGGCATCAATGCCAACCAAGTTGCCCTCAACTCCACCAATAATTTCGCCACCAGCACCAGGTTCACCCCTATCTCCCTTATCACCTTTTAATTCAATTTTGGCATTGGGTAAAACAACAGTATTGCTATCATCTTTAGTAAAGATAATATCATCACCAGTAAAAGCTGCTTGAATAATTGAAGCTCCTTTTTCTCCCTTTTCTCCAGGATCTCCTTTAACACCAATCATATTTTGATTAGCAGTTATTGGAAAAATTGTTTGACTTGTTTGTACTGGTGGTGGTTGATTCAGTTGTGGCTGAATATTGGCTGGTTGACTAACTACAGCCTCAATAGGAGCAGGTTGAGAAATGGAAACATTGATAGTTGCTTGAGTTGGCATAATTAAGAGTATCTTCTGGTTACATCAGCCCAGACTCTAAGTTTTCTAGTTGGAATACTAGTTACTCTACCACCAGCAGTTTTTACTTGAATATCATAGTAATAAATTCCTGGTGCTACGTTAGTATCCTCAGGAGTCAACTCTATGACAGTTTCGCCAGCGGTGGGATTGGTATGAGAAGTAGTTTCTTTAGTGATGGCAGCAGCAGAATCATCTACCGCGTTATCAATTTCACTTTTAGCAGTAAAGTATACGGTTGCTCCAGTTAAATCAGTTCCAGCCATTGAAAAATTAATTGAAGCAGAGTCGCCTCTAATAATAAATAGATCTGGTTGTTTTTGTGGTTCTAGCATTTTTATTGTCCTTGTACTCCAATATTACCTAAATTATAGCCTTGAGTTTCTAGTCCAGCTTGGTCACCCACTCTATCTTGAGGGACTGTTTGATTAGCCATTCTGCCTGCTTGGTCGGCTCTACTGACTTCATTAACGGTTTGTTGAGTTTCTTGAGCAGACTGTAAAAACTGAATATGTTTCATCACATAATCTTGGAAGATTATTTCTTGCTCTGGAGTTATTTGATTGTTTTCCACATAGATACTTGCCAGTTGGATAAGTTCTAGGTGCGGGTCACGCACTTTAATCTCTGGCATTTGACCTCTGAGAAGCATAGCAATATCTCTTTTACCTTTTTCATCAATAGAAATAACTACATCTTCTACTTCTTCCATTTCTGGGGTGGCGTCAATTAAGGCTTCAATAATTGGAGTTAAATCAAGTTGCACTGCACCCTGACTTTGATTTTGAATATTTTGCAAAATGGTAGTGGTGTTTTGAATAGAAGCCTGTTTTGAAGCTGGAGTTTGTTTAATCATTCTCTCAGCGTTGACCGATACATTAAAGTTAGCACTAACTAACTCTGGGTCAATATTTACTACTTCTGAAACACCTTTTTTACCAGTTAAGGCTAAAGTTTGTTTCTCAGTAATATATTGAGCATTAAGTTCTAGGAAATCTTCACCAAGCACTTTAATTACATCTTCACCAAACAGATCAGTAATCATTCGTAGGTTAGTATCAATATTTTGGTCAATAATTTGTGCTCCTCTGGCAGTTTGATTAATTTGAACTCCACCACTAGACGCACCAGAGGCATATAGACTTGATACACCAGAGGCTTTTTCAATTCTACTAGCCACTTCTTGTGCCATTCTCATAGTTGAACCACTGGTGTCTTTGCTCCCAAATGGCACTAATTGACTAGGATCTCCTAAGACCTTGATAATGCCATTGGGTCTGGTTCTAAACTGCCAACTTGGAGTTTGAGCTGCTCCAGAACCTGCAATATACATTTGATAAGTAGATTGTCTAATGTTAGACATACCTAAGTTTAGTAGTTCGCTGGCTGCAATTTGCAAGTCGCCAGCTACATCAACCAAACTTAAAGGAAAATAGCTATCATCTTCTGGGAATGGTGAAAAATCAGCAATCGGATAGTGACCATGCCAATATTCATTTTCTCTATTGTTGTTAATGATGTCACCATCAGTTTTAGTACGGTAAAAAATATCTCCATTATCTGTTTGCATCATTTCAACGGCAACTGTAGCAGCTCTAAAAGCTAAGTCTTCTTTTTTCAAATTTTCATTGTTATCATCAACAAAGTCCATTTGATAATCTAAAATTTCTTTTTTCAGTCCACCATTTTTAGCTTTTTCTAGCCATTTTTCATCCCAAAAAGCTTTTTTTCCTCTCTCTAGCAAAGAGGCATTAAGATCAAGCATATCGCCAATTCTTAAATTCATCTCTTTACCGTAATAAGGTTGCTGTCTAATTCTTCTAATGTTTGGATCTGGGATAAATATAGTTTCAAAAGGTACATAAACTGCATTAGCTCTATCAGTTTTGCTTCTAATTAGTTTTTTTCTAACCACTTTATTGCCATCTTTTTCTTCAATTTCAATGGCTGGTTCATAGAGCCAAGAAGTTTCAAAATAACCTTTACCGTTAATAAAACCAGAGTAATAAATTAAGTAAAATAAATCAGTCGCAGATAATTCAGATAATTCCCAGTTAATAATAGCTTGATTAACTTTTCTGGCTTCAAGTTGGTCAGCATTTCTAGGATCTAATCTAATTTGGGTGTGAGATGAATTAGAGCGACTTAAATAGTTTCTAATCATAGGAAAGATCTGGGGGTCAGTTAGACTGTATTGATCTTCACTAGCTGGTGGATAATATGAACCAGCATAAAGGGCTCGGTTATACTGTTTTTGGTCAAAAACTGGGGTACAAATATCCCTCATTTTATTAAAACGCTTTTTAACAATTTCGGAAATTTTAGAATTATCTAGCATATTATTAGTTTACCCTTTAGCTTTACTACTTGTAATCGCGCAGAATATCTTTAATCAGGTCTTTAGTTTTTCTTAGTTCTTGCATATAGCGCACACGGTGAATGTTTAAGGCACTAGCTAATTCATCATAAGTAAATTTTTGATATTCTTCTCTAATAATTTGAAGTAAAAAAAGGATAACATCTCGCTCGGTTTTAAGATTGCTCAGGATAAATAAAAACATATCCCTGCCATAAAGATCTTCAAACATGTCTTCACTTCCTTGACCATTATCAGAAATATCAAATTGCTGATTGTGGTCGGGGTTTTTATCCTGCATTTCACCCTCAATTTCACTAAATGATCTTGCTTTTGGCAAATAAAAGAACTTTGATTTGGTTTTATTTAGCACTTTAGCCCTTTATTTATTTTATTTATCTTATTTAGTTTTATTTATTTGAATTGTTTTGGTTGGTGTTTTGGTTGGTGTTTTGCTTATTACTTTTTCAACCCCTGCAACCCCTGCAACCCCTGCTTTAGCTTCTTCTGACTTATTATCCTTTAGTAGCTGTTCAATTTTTTCTAATTTTTCTAGGCACATAACAATAAGTTCCTTATCACTTGCGCCTAAGATATTTAATCCATATTGCATATCTTGCATATTTATCTCCCTCTAAACCGATTGATACGGTTTCTACTTGTTAAAAATACTTGTTTACTTGATGGCTCTGGTTCACTTTTATCAATCTGGGTAAAGTTAAGGATGTTGACTGCCATAAATTCCATTGAAGTTGCAAAATGGCTTGATGAATCGTGGACTGGCTTTCTAAAAGTAGCAGTGCTTTCATGGTCTTCATCCCATTGCTTCCAACGATACGCTTTCATCATATCAAGAGCAATATAGTTTCTATCACTTTCATTAACTTCAAGACCATTCTTAAGAAAGATTTTAGTTTGCTTAACCCGATAATCAATAGAATTATCTTGGGTATAACTGATGACATAAACCCCAATTTTAGCTAGTTTATCTCTATCAGATTCTTTTTCTTTATTGCCAGATCGTTTATTAATTGATGGGTCGCCAAAATGAATAGCTGGTGGATATTTACTAATTTCTTCAATGGCTCTCAAAAAGAAACTGTCATAAATAAAGGCGGAGTCAATAGGTTTTCCCCACAAAGGGAATGAATATTCAATTGGTTCTTCTTCATAAGAAATGGAATCAATCAGTCTCCATTTACCATTCTTAGGGTTTCTCTGCCAGAACAAAAAGACAGTGCCATCTAAACCGTAATCACCCGATACATAGAGCTGTTCATCAGGAATAAAAGGAAACTTACCATATTGAGCTTTTTCTAGTTCGGGATAGATTCTTCCCTTAATTGACAGACCCCAGTCCATCATAATTTCTCGGTTAAAGTCCTCTTCACCACGCCTCTCTTTTTCTGCATCTAACCACTTGGCTGTGTTTTTTTCTGGGTGTTCTTTCCATGGAATAGGATAAATAAGGATTTTTTCTCCATCAAGTCCAAAACGAAGTCGCTTTGCTTTACTAGGTTTTTTTCCTGGAGTAGTAACAACTATACGACATTTAGTAGAGTCAGCAGTCGCTCCCCAGACCGCCCAGCCATCATCCCAAAAGGCGAATTCATCAAGCAAAATCGTTGAAAAATTTCCACCACGACTAAAGTTAGGATTACTTGACTCTCCTGTAATTGCCGACCCATTTTCAGGATTAATCAGTGTCATATAGGTAAAGTGTTTGCGTTTTTCAAAGCCCAGGGGTAACAAAAATGGCGGGAGTCGCTCCAACATATAGCCGAGTTTAGCAAACAGCGACTCGTCTTTTGAGCCAATTTCACCACCTTTTCTGCCATCAACTAAGTCTTGTTTACGAGAACCAATTAGGGCAGTAAAACCAGGTCGAAATAGCCACAGCCATAAAAATAAAGCTAGAGTGGTGTAAGTGACACCCATTTGGCGAGTTTTATCAATAAAAATGTCTTCACCATCATCAATACACTTTAAGAGTCTTCTTATATAGCGTTTTTGATAAGGATAAAGTTTGAAGGGTAAATCAGAAGGATTTTTAGTAGCGTCGTGAGTACGAAGAAAATTATCACAAAAGTAAATAGGATCATTAGCTGCTCTATCTCTCATCTGCTTAATAATCAGCGCCAACTTTTTTTTCTCAAAAAAAGTCAGTTTATTAATGTCTTCTGGATTAAAGGAAAGAGCTGTATTTTCTGCTATTTGTTTTTTATCACTTTCAATAGGCATTATTTTTACATTAGCACAAATTTAGTAATATTGCTAGCAGTTTATTACATTTACTGCTAAACGTATTTATACTTAAAGTATTAGAAGTATGCAAGGTTTATGACTTTGCAAGAAGTAGTCATTCTGCTTCCTAACTTTTCGGAGGGCACCGACCTTCGTTAAAACCCCTGAAAAGGGCAAAAATCGTTAGAGGGCGGACAGAAAGGACGAAATGCCAGAAGACAATCAGATGGATACATCTGCTGAGGTAGTTGAGGAAGAGGATACCTCTTACTCGCCAAATGGAGAAGATAACTCAGAAGAGGCTGGATCTAAAGAAGTTAAGGATACTCAAGAGGAAACTCAAGAGCCCAAAACAACTGAAAAGGGAACAAAACTTGACCCAGATCCACAATCAGCACTTCATCAGCAATTAGCTAATGAACGGCGAGCAAGAATAGAGCTTGAGGAAAAATTAAAGGTTTTGGCTAAGCAGGCGCAAGCCAATCAGGCGCAACCTCAAGATCAAAAACCAAAGCAGTATATAGATCCAAGCAAACTTAACACTAAAGATGAATTAGCCAACGTGCTGAACTTTGCTTTTAGCGTGATTGAAAAACAGAATCAGCAATTGCAAGAATATGGTGGTCAGATTAAGGGATCACAAGAAAGACAGGCAGAAGTGGCTAATTTTCAAAGTTTTGCTTCTGAGGCACAGGAAGTATTTAAGAAATTTCCTGAGCTAGATGAGGAAAATAAGGATTATTATAATCGGGCTTTAGATGAAAAGTTGACAAGCCTTTATAAGAAATCAGCTTATGACTCAAATGGCAGACTTCTAAGAAACAGACCGTCATTTGTGGAGTTTGCTACCGATTTTATGACAGCAGTAAACTCAGCAAGACAAGCTGGCAAGGGTGATGCTCAAACCAGAATTGTTCAAAAGCAAATGGGTCAATCATTAAAAACAAGTAAAGGGAATTCTGCACAAGACCTAAGCAATTTATCTCCAGAAGAGTTTATTGCTAAACAAATGGGCTTATAAAGAATTCCTAAACCCTAAATAGGGTTAAAGAAAGGTAATATGCCAGGATCAGTTTATGGGCAAGCAAGCCCTTCAATTATCCGAGATCAGGATAATTATATTAATATTGCATCTAGTTTGCGCAAGTACCCAGACTATCGTCTTGAGGTTTTGAAGCGTCTAAATAGTGGAGTCTTTTCTAAGACTGACACTGTGCCCAAATCTCATAAGATTGAATGGAGTGCCAAGCCCAACAAAAAGATGAGTTCAACCCTCTCTACTGCTTACACTTCTGGAACGACTTTAATCGTCAATGACCCAGGTGTGTTTAATGTAGACCAAGTGATCCAGATTGCTGGAAAACAAGCAGTTGTGACTCAGGTTGATAGTGGTATCAACGTTAGCTTTAAGCTCTTACCAGGGGAAACCTTAGGTGCTCAAGCTGCGGGTACTGCGGTTGACATTGTTTCGGGTGGTACGCCAGTGGGTAAAAACGCTGACAACATGATCACTCATGGATTTGATGACTACTTTAACTACGCAGGCAACTTTGAAGACGTAGTTGATGTGTCTACTCACTATGAGGCTTCTGATGTCAGAGGTTACGAGAAAGCTCCAAAGCTAATCGCTCGAAAGAAACAAGAACTAATGTACGAATTAAATCGTGCTTTAGTGCTTGGCAAAAGAGGTAGAGATCAAGAAAGAGATGCCTACTATATGGGTGGTATCAAAAACTTGATTGACATCTATGCTCCTGAGAACGCTATTGACTTTGGTGGCGCTGGTGTCTGGACAGGTACATCTGCTGATCGCGACATCCAAAACAAGCTAGACAGCGTGTTTATGAAATTAGCTGATAAGGCTTTTGAGAAACCAGTTATGTGGGTATCTCCGAAGTTCATGTCTAAGTTCAAATTCATCCAGTCTACCAATACCTATACAGAGGGCATTCCTTCTGGAACTAAAGGTGTTGGGGTTGTCCGCAAGTATAAGACTCACGCCTTTGGCGACATTGACGTAGTCCAACTCTTGGGTCAGGGTGTAGCAATGGATGACTTAGTGATCATCACTGATGAGTCAGACATTGGTTACAAACCTCTAGTCAACTGGAGAACCTATGAACTAGGTCGAAAAGGTCAGAGTAAGCAATGGCAGGTAGAGGGCATCTTCCACTTTATGATGGGTGTGCCTGAAAGTCATGCTTATTTATTTAACCTTGGTGTATAGAGAAATTAAGGTAGGGGGCTAAAAAGCCCCCTGCCACACAAGAAAGGAAACTTTTATGCCAGTAACAACCGAACCCATCTCAGTCTTTGTTCTTGGGAAACATCAATTTGGTAACCGTAAAATGATTATCTTACCCGCTGGTGTTCAATACGACTTTGATGATGAGACTGTTCAATATGAGAACAGTTTTACAAAATTCCCTTACGAAGCCTAGTTATAGGTCGTGTAATAGTTACACGGAAAGGGAGCATAGCAATATGCTCCTTTTTTTATTACGAAAACTCTCATTTTAAGCTAGACTATTAGTATACGAATAGGAAATTATGTTACAAACCAACCAATACTTAAAAACCTTGGGAGATATTCTCAATGCCATGTCTAGTTTTGCGGGGGGAACAGTTCCAAGTCAAGGAGAAGAAGAATATAATCAATGGGTGGGTTGGGTCAAACAAAAACAAGATGAATATGCAGTGCGAGGTTTTTGGCGAAGACTACTCACCAGAGAAGAAACAACTATTAATGGTGAAACTACTGTTCTTCCTGATCGCTTTCATAAGCCCAATGGTTTATATGTATTAGATGTTGATGGAGTGAATTACGCTGATGAAGAAAAACCATTAGTTTCAGTTGAGATGATTAATGATCCAGAGGATGAAGACTTTTCTAAATGGCAGATGCGATTTAGAGAGCCTCTAGCAAGCCCAAAACAGGCTATTTTATGGTACTTTGCAGCTCCACCAATCCCAACCGAACCAACAGATAAATTACTTCTACCTGGAGATATGATTATGTACTCGGCCCTTGGTGAGTATTTCCGTTCTATTGGAATGGATGGCTCACAAGATGAGGCTAAAATGGAAGCTGAAAATCGTTTTATAGAGTACATCTCTTTGGAGGTAATTCCTCCTATTTATGAGCTTTTAACTACTACTAAAGAGCCGATCATGAGTCGTAATCAATACTTAAAACAATTTTATTACCGCCCAAACAGATACTAGTGTACTTTTAGGGTAAGTAAAAGGAAAAATGGCATTTGTACAAGGAAAAAGAAGAGCTAACCCTAAAAAGCGTAGACAGGCTTCTACTGGTTTTGACGAAGGTCTTAATCAATTAGCTCATCCATCCATGCTTAAAGACAATGAATTGTCTGAGTTTGTAAATGGAATGTACTCTCAGTATGGCACGCTAATTAAGCGTAAGGGAACAGTCAAAATTGGACAACCAGCTGAAAATGCTACTCAAATTAGAACGGGCAAAAGTGTCTATATTGGCAATAATAAGTATCATTTTCGTATCTCTGATAATGGTAAACCAGAAGTTTATTCATTTTCTAACAAAACTTGGTCATATTTTACTGGTACAGCCCCCGTAGGATATTCTGGTACATCTCCATCTTTTGCTGGTGGAACACCTGTTTTTAACACCACAGTTAAAACCCACATTGTTTTATTAGCTAATAGGATTTATTTTCTTAATGAGTCTGACCAAATGACCTATTGGGAAGATAATAAGTGGTATGTCTATACACCACTGCCCGATCCCACCACTAAGCCAACTGTCACTAAAACAGGCACAGGTACAGGCTCAGCAACCTATTTTTACTATTATGTGTATTACAACGAAGTAGGTGGGACTGTTGCTTCTCCTCATGCTGATCCAGAGTTAGACGCTAATGGTCAGGGCTACTACAAAGATATGCCTATTGCTCTGGATAAAGATACTTACTTGACTATGACTATTCCCACCCCTCCCGCTGGTACTACTAGGGTGGGTATCTTTCGTTCAGACCGTCAAGGTATTGGCTATTACATAACTAGTGTTGATCCATCACAAACTACCTTTGTTGATAAGGGAGAAAACTCTGGAGATACTTACTTTGGACTACCAACCTATAACGATACCAAGGGACAGAAATTTAAGTTAGTTGATGTCTTTCAAGACAAACTGATCGGCGTCACCACTGAGGGTGGAGATGAAACCCTCTACTGGACAGGTGAGCCCTATACCTCGCCAACAGGTACTGCTTCTTTCTCAGTAGTTTGGGGTGGTGGCTTCTTGCCCTACCGCTTAGGTGATGGAGGTAAAATTAGAGGTATTAAAGCCTTTGTTAGCAGTAATGAGTCGGGACTTTTAGTCTTTAAGGACTCTGCCTTTGGTCGCTTTACCTTTAATGAACTGGGTGGACAAATCCAAGACATTAACATTGCTATTGGTTCACTCTCTCCTGAGTCTTTGCATATTGCAGGCAATAACTTTAGATTTTATTCAAGAGATGGAGCAAGTAGTGTGGGTCACGAGGCTAACTATGGTAATTTACTGCGTTATTCTATTTTGTCCCTGAGGGTTGATGCAATCACCAGTCAAGTCACTGCTAATAATCTGCCCTATGTTTGTGCTGAATACTACAAGAACTTATCTATCTTTGGTATTTCTAACTCTAGTAGTCCCAAGAACAACTCTTGCTTAGTATATGATGAGCGATATAACTCTTGGGCATACTGGACAGGTATTTTTGCTAATTCATTTTTTAAGATGGTGTCTGACGTTGATGGCATTGAGCGACTTTACTACTGTTCTAATAACTCACCAGATGTCCTAGAGATGTTCTCAGGCAAAACTGACAACGGAACGACTGGCACTAATGGTACTAAAATCAATCTTTCGATTACGACTAAACAATACGATATGGGTTTATCTGATCAGTTTAAGCGCTTTGATGAGGCTCGGTTTGTCTTTGGGGCGCTGTCTGGCACTAATACTACGATTGGGGTGTCTTATATGAATGAAAAAGGGATTATAGTGCTACCTAGACTTATGGTAGATATGCAACTTACTCAATCTGGAATGGGAGCTATCCTCTGGGGAGATGCGCTAATGGGACAACCAGATATTGAAGTAGAAACTGTGACTAACTCCATTGTTCGCTATATTAATTTAAGACAAAGGGATATGTTTTGGGTCAAATTTAATATCCAAAATGACGGACTAGCTGATGAATTTAGTTTACTTAGTATTTTTATTTATTACTCAATTTCAGGTAGACGCTTGGGACATAGACTAAGAATTAGAAGATTAGCTGAACAAGTCTAGATCTAAAATGTTAAACTAAAAAGTAAAGAAAAAAACAAGGAAACAAATATGTCAAGTTCTTTAGGCAACGATTATTACAAAACCACGCTACGGGCTACTTGGGTGGCTAGTCCAGCCGAAGCAACTATTCAAGTACAGGCTCTGCCGACTAATTTACCCACAATTCTAACCGCCGCCAAAGGACAACCTAATGAAACCAAATTTAAGGTAACTGGTGTTTCAGGAGACAGTCCCTCTAATTATGCTCTAACAGGCGTAAGCGTTATCTCTGGTGGACTGTCAAACCTAAGTGACGGCACTGATATTGGTTGTTATGTCCATGAAGACTTTTTTAATCAATATGCCTTAGTAGTTAATGACGATACCTTAAGACTGACTGACCGCACCACCAACCCCGATACTCCCTCAACAGGTAAAGCTCTCTTCTTTATGAAGAATGGCTATCCTTGGGTAATTGATGACGCTGGGGTGGCTACCCAAATTGGCTTTAGCTCTAATGAATGGATTGATGTACCTGACGCTGTTAGTATGGACTTTGATCTCTCAGAACCTGTTAAAAAACTTAAATTTTTAACTGCTCCTTTGGCTGGTAATCGTAATTTTTATTTTCATAATATTGAACCTGGAATGGTGTGGATGGTAAGAGTGAGACAAGATGGAACAGGTAATCGTCAACCCACTTCATTTCATATTTATATAGGTTCAATTACTTTAACTATTGCTAGTCCATGCGTTGCTACTTCTGGACTAGATATTCGTACTGGCACACCTGTGAGATTTACTACAACTGGAGCTTTACCCACTGGTTTAACTAATGTAGGAACTTATTATTGGATTAGAACTTCAGCTACTAGTGGTAATTTAGCTACTTCAAAAACTAATGCTTATGCGGGCACAGCTATTAACACTTCTGGTTCGCAATCAGGCACTCATACAATATATATTCAACCCATCTGGTCAGGTGATGAAATACCAACCTGTTCTTCAAATAAGTGGGACTATGACGACTTTTTCTTTACTGCAATTAACAGTTATACGGTGACTGGAACTAAAGGCCCAGGTGAATATTAATAATGCCATTAACTAGTAATGTTCAATCTAACATCAAAGAATTGCTCAAAGATAATAAGAAAAAGGGAAAAGCTAAAGGAGCAAATGGCAAAGCTAGAACTATAAAACAGATTTTAGCAATTGCTTATAGTGCCTCTAGAAGGAAATAAAAATGCGTCAATGGAGAAGTGATGATTCTAGTTTATGGAAGGAAGGATTTGGTCGGGGCAAAGACGGTGATTTGAATTATGGCGGTGGCGGACTTGGTGGCGTAGCTGGGTTTGGTATCGCTACTTTTTCTGGCAGTTCTGGAAGTTTTCAAGGAACATTTAATGATGTTGGTTATTTTAATGGTGGTAGTGGTGGTCGTATTGGCGATATTGTTTTAATTCACCAAACGCAAGGCTCTGGAGCTGGCAATTGGGAATTAAACCTGATTACCAATCGTAGTGGTTCAACTGTTTATTTTAAGTATCCCTTGCAAAACAATTATTCAACTGGCGCTCAAATCATTTCTACTGGTCATCACAAAAACGCTACATTATCTGGCACAACCACTCCTTATACTGCTTGGAATGGGTCTTGTGGAGGCATTGTTTTCTTATTTGCTAAAGAAACCATAACTATCAATGGCTCAATTAATGCTTCTGGAATGGGCTTTAGAGGAGGTGCTGGTGGTGGTGCTAGTGGACGTAGTAATAATGATGTGAAATCTCAACAGGGTGAGGGTTATCCTGGCATTGGTAATTATCTTAATTTATCAAATGGAAATGGTGGTGGAGGTTCTGATGGGAGTGGAGCGGATGGTGGTAATTCTGGAGGTGGTGGTGGAAATGCTAATAATGGAGGTAATGGTGGAGCTGGACAGGGTTCTGCTGGAATTGGTGGTTCTGCCGTTGGTAATTCTGGATTAACTTCAATGTTTTTGGGTGGAGCTGGAGGTAAAGGCAGAGGAGAAAAAAATGGTACTGGTGTTGGTGGAGTTGGTGGTAGTGGTGGAGGAATTATCTTTTTACTTGCAAAAAACATTTCTATTACTGGGTCAATAGTTACTACTGGAAGCAATGGAAGTAATGGAAATGGTAGTGCTGGTGGTGGTGGTGCAGGTGCTGGTGGTTCAGTGCTTCTAAAAGGACAATATGTTAATTTAGGATCTAATATAATTACCTCTTTAGGGGGAGTTGGTGGAACTGCTGGCGGTGGAGATGGTACTACTAATCAAACTGGTGGTGCTGGCTCAGTTGGACGTATTCACCTAGACTACTCAAAATCCTATTCAGGTTCTACCAATCCAACTCTAGATGTCAGACAAGATTTAACTATTAAACCACTCAATACAGGCTCGGCAATGTTTTATAGTCAATTTATATAAATTACAAAAAGGACTAAAACTAATTATACTTAAGGTATATTGAAATAAAGGAGAAACAACTATGGCATTTAATATAATGGACTTACTTGGTTATGGAAATAAACCATACGTAGAAGGAACTTGGGGTCCAACTAGTGGTTTTCTTGGTGCATTAAATCCATTTGCTAGAGATTATGGTTATAGTGAGGCTGGTAGAGAATTTTATGGTAAAACTCCCAGTGCAGAAGTTACAACAAAATTTAATAATCCAAAAGTTTATCAAAATTTAATTGCTAGTGGAGCTCCACTTCCAGAAGGATATAACTCATCTCGTCTTCAAGAACTTAAAAACATACCAGAACAAGACCTTAACCCAGCTCAAAAAACTGAATTAGAAAATCTTGAAAAGCCCAATCCTACTCCAGATAACAACACTGTTTTAGATGAACTGCGCCGAGAACGAGACAGACAATTGGCAGACCTTGAAGATGCTTTTAATATGGCTAATCGCTATGGCTCTGATGCTAGAAATACCTTAGGCAGAAGGCGCAAAGGCTTTGAGGAAGATTATTCTAATAGTGCCGCTGATATTTACAACCAATTTGGAGCTGACCGAGCAGGACTGCAAACCTCAGCTGAGGGGCAAGATGCTCGCACCACTCGTGGTTTACTAGCTCAAGGTATTGGTGGCTCAGGACTTCAAGAAGCACTACGCAGAAACGAAGCTGCCAGACAGCAAAACTATGGTCAAGTTAGAGAAGGTCGTTTAGCTGATGAACGAATTAATGAAAGAAATAAGAATGAGAGAATGTCGTGGGCTGACGAGCAAGACGCTGCTATTAACCGCTACTTAGAACAAGCAGCTATGCAACGAGAACAAGGTCGCAGGACTACCTTGGATAACTTCTCCAATACCTTAGGTAAACTAATTACTCAGGCTCAAGCGGCAGCGAATGCCTTACAATTATCTGGACAGGACATTGGTTCAACCCAGATTGCAGGTATTCCTTTAGCAGGACTAACTAATGGTACTTTCCTTAACGATTTACAACAGGCTTATCAGGGTTCTCTTGGTGGCAACCAATCTACTGATACTAATGTCAATATGAACTTGGAAAACTTGCCATTAACAGAAGAAGAAAAGAGACGAAGAGGCTTACTACTCTAGAAAGGAGTTAATTTGAAGCTCCTGGATACCATTCGCAATGCTGCTTCCAAAGTAATGGCTACCGCCAATAATATCGGCAATGCTATTGATCGTGATAAATCAATGCCTGGTATGCAATTGGCTCAAGGTGGTTTGGGCAATGCTGTTGGAAATTTCTTTGGTAATGCTAGACAAAGTGCTAAAGACAGAAATCAACAAATAGCCGATAATTTTGCTGACTGGCAAGCTCAAAATAGGGTTAAAGCATACCAAACAACCGTTCCTCAAAGTGTTTATGACCCAACTTACGCATTTGGATCAGGAATGGTTCGTGGTCAAACTGGAAACTTAGGACTTGAAAACCAAATCCAAAAGCTTACCTCAGCTCCAGTTACTTATAAACCTCAAACAAATCTTGGAAAAGCTAGTTATAGAGCTGGTCAGGCTCTTGGTATGGCTACTGGTGCTCCAGCAAAAATATCTAGTGGTTTAATTAATCTACTTAAAAACACTCTAGTTGGTAGTGCTATTGGCGGAGCAATGGGTGCTGGTGGTGATATTATCCATGGAGAAACTCCTACTCTTGAATCAATCGGTCAAGGAGCTATTCAAGGTGGCGAAACTGGTTATATTTTTCCTAAAACCTCACAACTTACCAATTCAGCACTTGAGACTGGCTCAAAATATATTCCACAATTAGCTGGTTTAACTGATGACGCTCTTGCCGAGCTTTCTAAAGTTGGTATAAAAAACATTCTTAACGTACTTGGTAAAAACGTAGCACGAGAAGTATTAGAAACCCCACTAGAGACAGGGGTAATGAGTATTCAAGATGTTAATACTCCAGGCAACAATCAATCATATCTCAATAATTATAAAAACAGATTTTTAGGAGATGTATTAGGAAACGCTATCTTTGGAGCTGGCAAAACAGGATTTCAAGTTGGTAAGGCTAACCTCTTTAATAAACCAGGATCAACTCCAGAAGTACCAGAAACAAAAGCACCTATTGTTCCTGAAACCAAAATTGTTGAACCAGAAGTTATCCCACCTAAGCCAAACGAAATAGATGCACTCCTTACTGAGAGTATTCCTGCTCAGCCATTAGGAGCTCAGTATAAGGGAACGAACGCTGTTAGTATTGATGACCTACTTGCTAATAGACAAAAAGCAGAAATAGAACAACAATTAGATTACCTGCCAAAATATGAAGCTGATCTTCTTAAAGATATAGATACTCTGACTGTTCAAATCAAAAACTATGATCTTTTTGCGAAGAGAGATCCAAACTTCCCAACTAAAAAAGAGTTAGAACTTGGACTTCGTGAAACTAAAAAAGAACTTTCTGCTGTTAGGAAAGAGATTTCTAGTATTCAAAATGCAAAACCAATAAAAAATGAAGCAACAATGCTTTTTTCAGATAAAGGAGTTATTCCACTTAGGAAACCTCTATCTAATACTAACCAATTAGATACTATTTTAAGTAGGGATTATGAAGTAAAGCCAGGTGATACTTCGCCAGTACAACAAAGCGGAGAACAACTGCTGCTTACCGCTGGTCAGCCCTCACCTAAAGTTGATGACATATTTGAGCCAATTCCTCAGGCAAATGATGAAATTAGTGCTCTTCTTAAACAACAAGGTAAAGAGTTGGGTGAAATTAAGTCTCAAATTAAAAACGCTAAAGATCCTGCTACGAAACAGACTCTCCTTGCTGAGCAAAAAAGACTCAAAAGAGAGTATGCCCAGACCAAGAAACTTCAAGAGAGTGGAGGAACATTGAGTGAAGAAAATGTAAATAGAGCTCCTTATAAAAAACAGGGAGCTACTAAAGACTATTATCAATCCGTTTTCTCTAACATTGAAAAATCTGGAGAAGCTGGTAAGAAAATTGTTGATCTCTATAAGCAAACCAATAATACTATTGAGAAACGAGCAGGGCTTCTTAAATCTAACCTTAATGAAGCATTTAAGAAACTCTCTAAGAGTGAAAGAAACAACTTTGCTGACTATGTTGAAGGCAGAGCAACCTCTAATAATCCAGCCGTTGCTGAGGCGGTGTCACTTTGGAATCAAATTGGGAAATCCCTCAGGGATGTAGCAGTCGCTAATGGTTTAGATGTTGGCTTTATTGAAAATTACTTCCCACACAAGGTTAATTTGGATAACCTTGAATCTCAATTGATTGCTAAAGGAGTTGAGCCAGCTACTGCCAGAGCCAGAGCTAACCAGTTTATCAATCGGGCTAAAGAGAGAAAATCCTCATTCCTTGAGTTTTCCAGAGAGTTTCCCGAACTTGATTACTCTAAAAACGCCGAAACCCTTTATGACTACATAGATGACGTGGTCAGAAGAATTGAAAGCACCAAGAACTTTGGAGTTGATGACAGCAAGCTTTATGACTTGGCAGACCTAACTAGTGACCCCAATGCTGTTAAAAATGAAATTGATCGTCTTTTGGGCAAAGGAATCTGGGGTGTACCACAAGCTGGGTCTAAAGCCTCTAAAATAATTAGGGCAGTCCAAACAGTTATCAAGCTTAATCCACTTACCTCATTTACTAACCTTACTCAAAATATAAGTACCGCTCAAAAAACAGATATTCCATCAACTTTACACGCATTGGCTCAAGTTATTACTAATCCAGATGCATTTTATAAAAAAACAATTGAACTGGGAGAAATTGACCCCAAAACTATCCGTGTTTTTGGTGAAAATTTTGAACAATCTTCACTTACTGGGAAATATATTAAACTAATTGGAATGTATGGGACTGAACGCTTCAACAGAGTAATGGCGGTTGCTGCTGGTCAAAATTATGGTAAAAAACTTCTGGAACGGGCTGGTAGAGGAAGTAAATCTGCTATTAGGGAATTAAAGAGGCTTGGAGTTGATTATAAGAGTGAAATGAGTGAAAAAGACCTCCAACCACTTTTAGACAATATCTCTAAAGAAGTCTCAAAAGCTACCCAGTTTAGCTCACCAAAGGGTGAGTTGCCAATGAAGTGGGATACACCACTTGGTAAAGTTCTTACTCAGTTCAAATCATTTGCTTATCAGCAAACCAAGTTTGTAAGTAAGGAAACAAAACGAGCTATCTCGGAAGCTGCCAAGGGAAATCTCAAGCCACTCACCAATGATTTGCTTGTTGTTGGGGTTGCCGCTCCTATAGTTGGGGAAGTAGTTGCTGATATTAAGAGTATCCTGACTAATAAAAAACGAGAGAACATGACTCTGGCGGAAAGATATATTGATAACATTAAGCAGGGAACAAGTTTGGGACTCATTGACAATCTTGAAAGCCTTAAATACGGAGAAAGTGGAGTTATTGGGCTAGTTGGTGGGCCAACTGCTAGTGACGCCTACAAAAGCGTTAAAGCCTTCTCAGACGCTCAGGCTGGCTTGTCCAACTATGATTCTGATAAATCCTTCTTAGAAAATATTGATCCTAAAAATACTACACAGAGGTTTTTATTAGGTAATATCCCAGTTGCTGGGAGAACCATATCTAATACAGTTGTGGATAACGCCGCCATTGATAATATTTTTGGTGGTAAAAATGTGGGACTCACTAAAGATGATAAAGAAATTTATAACTTACTTAAACAAACTTCCCCAGACCAGGCTGAAACCTTTAAGCAAGGCAACCAATACCTTGACAAAAAGGAGGAAAAATCATTCATCTCTCAACTATTCTCTAATGAACAAAAAGCTCCAATTATTCCAAGTGATACTGCTACTCCAGAAGAAAGAAAAGAGTTTAATAAAAATGTAGAGAAGATATTAAATGAAGGATTGGTGCCAGCTGATGATATGCTAAAAGCTTATGTTTTGAGGGGTAAAGATCCCATGTCTAGCTCAATTAAAGAGAGAAAAGACGCTTTTGAGGCGATTAGATCAGCATTAAATAACGAATATTACTCAGATGAACAAAAGCAAGCCATTATTAAAGCCTCTGGAGCTAATGAAAACCAGGTAGAGTTTTACACTTTTGCTAGTAAAACTAATGATGAAAAACTTCAAGAGCTACTACCCTCACTAGGGGATCTCTCTACTCCTGAAAACTTTAAGTCACTCCTAACTATGCGCGCTAAAATTGCAGGACAACAAGGTTTAACTCCTGGGATGATTGATTATTTATATCAAAATGATTATATTGGAAAAGATCAAAGAGATTTGCTTAAAGCCATTGATTTTGATGAGGTGACCCAGAAGTTCTTTATTAAAAAGAGTTCTAAATATGGAGCAGATGGTTCTAGCTCTAAAAAATTAACCTATTCACAGCTCCTTAAACTCTTTTCTATTGACCTCAAGGAACTTAATAGCTCACCAACTAAAAGCTCTGATAATTATGTATTGTTCAAAGATCCAGGCCTGATTGAAAATATTCTGAACAGCAAAGTCTAAAACTAGTTATAATTAATACAGTAATTAAATAATTGTCGGTAAATTTTAGAAAGCCAATATGGCAACAAGAAACATTGATATTGAATTGCTTAAAAAAGATTTGGCTAGTATTTGCAAGGGAATTAATAATATTGAAAAAGAGTTAATTGAGATTAAGGGTGAGAAAGTTTCAAAAGATGAATTTGCTCCAGTAAAAAACCTTGTCTATGGCTTTACTAGTCTAATTTTAGTCGCAGTAGCCACAGCTTTAATTGCATTAGTAGTAAGGAAATAATATGAAACCAATAACATCTAAATTTTTGAAATATCTCTCTTATTTTTCACTTGTTATTACTGCTATTTTGCTATTTATAGTTATTTATTGGTTGGTTAAACCCTATGACACTATTAAATTTACTAAAGAAGAATTTAGAGTGCAAACTCCAATTGTAAAACAGGGGAACTACTTGTCTTATATTATTGATTATTGTAAAGATAATAAGTTTGTTCCAATTGTGACAACTAGTTATGTAGATGGAATTATTTATCAAACGCCAAACACACCTCAACCGTTTTATGGTAATGGTTGTGAGCCTAAAAACTTCTTAGTCTATATTCCTAAAGCTCTACCGCCTGGCAAATACTATTTAGATCATGTTTTTACTTTTCAAGTAAATCCCATTAGGGAAGTTAGAGTAGAAGCTAAAACAGAAATGTTTGAAGTTA